GGGTGTAAACACTAAGCACGCAAACCGCCTCGGGGGAGAATCTCTCAGGCTCGACAGTGCTGCAACATGTCGTTACGTTTTAGGTACGAGCTGCTGGAAATTTCTCCTGAAGTGATTGATTCGATTGGAAGATCAGGTGGTGGCCAGGGACGGAATCGAACCGCCGACGCCAGCCTTTTCAGGCCCGAGACAAACTGTATTTCCAACAACTTGCTAAGACGCAGAAGACAGCCAAAGACCTGCAAAGACGTGGAGCAAGCGGTTTCAACGGGCTAGAAAAACGGGCTAGAATTTCCGGCCCGAAAAGGCTCCCGCTCCACCTTCTCTTTAAACGCGTTTGCTCCGGCTCTCCGCTCCCGCTAGGGCTGTCCGCTGGCTCCCGGCTCCCTCCGCTCCCCTCCTATCCGTGGCCTCCAGAAAGTTCGTGTCTTGCAATCAGCCGCTAAGGCAGAGTCTCTCCTCGAAGTTCGCGGCTATGAGCCGACACATTCAAAAGGAGAAAACCAAAATGAAAACGGGAACACAAGTTGACGCAAAACGGAGAGCAGCAGGTGAGAAGGACGAGAACTACGACCCACCAACCAAACTGGTGAGCCTCATTGACCAGACCGAAGTTCCGACCGTGACGCGTGGCGGAAAGCGGTCTCCAATGTTGGAAACGGCAGAATGGAAGGCTGCCTGTGAGCACTTGAACAAAGGACTGCCGGACAAGAAAGTTCTCGCAATTCCGCTGAGTGCCGAGACGCTGAAGATGCAAAAGACCCCGAAGCATTCAGCTATCGGGTTCAAGCGGCATCTCGTCCTGCACGCAAAGCGGATGAACTGGAATTACACGTTCGCGCTAAAAGGCGAGACGATCTACGCCTCGGCCAAAAAGAAGTAGCCAGCCCAAATCTTCCACTCGCCTCCAGCGAAAACTGGAGGCTTTTTTGTGCCCAAAAGTTCCCGCGTGTCGCCAGCCGTTCCGTGGCCGAAAGTCCCGCTCTTATGGAAGCGGACTTTTACTCCGGGATTCATCCCACCAAATTTTGTCTGGCTCGGCTCCGGTGGGCTGAGCGTGACCGCTTGCCCGATCTGCTGGCTGCCGTTCATGCCGGCATCTGTCCGCGTGAACTGTACGAGGCCGTGGTGAAAGGAAACCCCGCGTTCATTGCGGAACTGCGCAAAGCCCTGGGCAAGGCTGCCGAGTGGGAGTTGCAACGCTACGGCTGCCTGCTGCTTTGAAAATCCTTGCTGTCGCCACAAATTCCCTTGGCCACAATCTTCCGTTTTTCCAAAAACCAAAGGAGGGCCGGAAATGGCCGAACCAAAGAAGCAGTTTGTGGAACACGTGCAAGGCAAGGTGGTTGAGCAAATCAACCTTTATGGGGAAGAGGATGGCACTAACGAATTTGAAATCCGCTTCCAAGACAAAACTGGATTCACCATCAGTCTCGACACGAGGCTGGTGATTGAAACGGCTGAACTGCGGGACTGGACTAAGGGCGAAGGAACTCTGATCCAGAAATTCCTGTGAAGTTCTCGCTCGGTCGTCTCTTCGCCACGCCGGGTGCAATCATGGCCGCAAAGGAAGCGAACGACAACTTAGTCGGTTACCTCAATCGCCACGCCGCTGGCGATTGGGGTGACCTTAGCAACGACGACAGACGGGCAAATGCTGAAGCATTGAAAGACGGCTCCCGCCTGCTGAGCGCATATCATTTAAAGGATGGCACCAAAATCTGGATCATCACTGAAGTCGACCGGAGTGCAACCACCGTGTTGCTGCCTGCTGAATACTGAAATCTTACAAAAATCATTCCCAGGGGCGAGGCAAGTCCCTGGACTGGGTGGGAGGGCATATAATCTTTTGCTTTTGCAAACGTTTGCAAACCGGGTAAAATGGGCAAAAGTTCTGTATGGAAGTGTATAGACAGTTCATTACACCATGAAACCCAAGAAGCAAAAACCTCGTCGTTCAACAAGAAAAACAGTTCTGTTCAATGTCTGGCTTCAACCCGAGGAGAGACAACGGCTCGAACAGCTTTCGGTCAGAACAGGTGTTGATCAATCGAAGCTGGTGCGCCGCGCATTGGGTCTCCTCTTCGATGCATTTAACAGTGGCCAATTAGAACTTGGTTTTCCGGATGCAATTCGGCCACGCTCCGACTTCGGTGTACGCAACAGCGTGTAAGGGAGAACAATTCGACGATGGCTAACAAGAACATTCTGCTGATCGAGCCGGGTTACCGGAATAAGTATCCACCATTGGGTCTGATGAAAATCGCCCAGTACCATGGGCCGCGTGGCAAACGAGACAATGTTCGATTCATCAAGGGTGAGGATCGCACAGTCTTGATGACAGCGTGGGACAGAATCTACGTCACTACGCTCTTCTCGTTCGAGTTCCAGAGAATTGCTCAGACAATTGACTTCGCTCTGTATGTGGCTAACGGCCAAGCGGACAAGGTGTTTGTCGGTGGGATTGCAGCGTCACTAATGCACGACAGATTTGTAAAGGAGCCGAAGTGGCGTGGCATTCGTTTCATCAAAGGGTTACTCGGACAGCCACCTGCGATCGCGTTACAACTTGATGACCACGCGGAGGAATTGTACGCTGACGACACAACGGGCACACCGATTGAGGACTTGATTCCTGATTACAGCATCCTCGAACAGATCGACCATGAATACCCAGTTCAGGATGCTTACTTTGCTTATGCCTCAAGAGGCTGCATTAGAAAATGTAGCTTCTGCGGAGTCCCAAAACTCGAAGGCGACCAGCGGGATATGGCTCCGCTTTCACAACTCGTTCGGGGAGTAGAAGAGCTTTACGGACCGAAGAAGGACTTGACGCTGATGGATAACAATGTGGTGGCGTCTCCTCGGTTCAAGGAAATTGTTGCTGAAATACGCGACCTTGGCTTTGTGCCTGGAGCGAAACTCTCCCGGCCAGGTCGGCCTCCTGTGCAACGACGAGTGGACTTCAATCAGGGTGTTGATGCGCGGATCCTTTGCAAAGACCCCATGTACCTGCGTGAGCTCTCAACGATCTGCTTGAAGCCGCTCCGCATCGCCTTCGATCATTGGGGACTGCGGAAGCCATACGAGCAGGCGATTCGTTACGCACATCAATTTGGATTGCACGACCTTTCCAATTACATGCTCTATAACTTCCACGATACACCCGCTGACCTCTATCACCGGATGCATCTGAATGTGCAATTAAACGTCGAACTTGAAATTCGCATCTGGTCTTTCCCGATGCGCTATCAACCCACTGACTTGCCCAATCGGTCACACATTGGAGAGAAGTGGACACGATATCAGTTACGTTCTCTGCAAATAATTTTGCAAGCGACTCATGGTGTGGTGAGTGGTGCACCACCTTTCTTCTTGCGGGCCTTTGGTGAATCGGTGGAAGCATTTCACGATTTGTTGTTGTGGCCGCACAAATTCATCTTCAATCGCGACCACTACGAGAAAGGTGAGGGCCGACCAGAGTGGGATGAGTTCACTTCAACATTCCGAAGCCTATCCGAGATTGATAAGGCAGAATTACTTTGGCTGCTTTCCTCTACCGGGCCGAAGGATTTCAAAGACCTGCCGCGAAGGACAAAGAGCAAACAGATGCGCGAAGTCCTCAACTTCTATGTCCCTCTCTCAAAAGAAGCTGAACTCGCAATTTGGGAACTGCGTAAGAAAGGCACATCGGACGAAAGTGTTAACGTGCCAGAAGATGAGCGTGTTGAAGACGCAGGGCTGGCGGATAACCTGCTAGAATTCCCGGCTCCTGCGAAGCAAACCCCTGTCGCGGTAGGTCGCACATAACCATGAGCACAAGCCTAGTGAAATTACACGTACCTGAAGTGCCTTGGCTGCATCGCAATGAGGCCATCATTGTTGGCAAGGACATTCTGGAAGTCCTTAGCAGTGCAATGTATGTCGAGCCACTGGCAATTTACCGTGAATACCTTCAAAACTCAGCGGATGCCATTGATGACGCCCGTCGCAGTGGCCTCCTCACAAATCAAGATGCCGGGCAAGTTGAAATCGAATTGGACTTGGACAAGCGGACAGCCAAAATCCGTGACAACGGCAGCGGTATCCCTGCAGCGGACTTTGAGAACCGGATGACATCGTTCGGTGCGAGTGTTAAGAGGGGGACGAACGCTCGTGGCTTTCGCGGAGTGGGCCGTCTCTCTGGCCTTGGTTACTGCCAAGAATTGTTGTTCCGTTCACGTTTTGGCGGAGAGTCTCAAGTCTCTGAGTTGCGTTGGGACTGTCGGCAGGCAAAGACATTGCTCCGATCCGCGGACTTCGATGGAGACCTGGCTACGGTTGTTCGTCAGTCGGTGCAGGTTCGCCGCATTGATGGGAGAAAGTGGCCAGAGCACTTCTTTGAAGTCGAGCTTCGCGGAGTGCCCAGGCTGCGAAATGATTGGCTGCTAAACCCGACCGTGATCGAGGATTACCTGTCCCAAGTGGCTCCATTGCCGTTCTCGCCCGAATTCCGGTTCTCAGGCGATATCGGTGCAATGCTGAGTAAGCATGTCGGACTTACTAACGTGACTCTCAAAATTGCGGGCACTGATGGTTCCATATTTCGCCCGCACCGCGATTCGTTTGACGTTACTGGAGGCGTTGATAAGTTTGAGGAATTGCAGCCAATCCAAATTCCCGGGACAGACGGCGGCACGGCAGCCATTGGCTGGATACTCCATCACGGCTACAGGGGAGCCGTGCCAAATGCCAATCTAAAAGGTCTGCGGCTGAGGTCTGGCAACATACAGGTTGGCGACAATGACATATTGGAAGACCTGTTCACTGAGGGCCGATTCAATTCGTGGTGCGTGGGCGAAGTCCATGTTATAGATTCGCGCATCATTCCGAACGGACGCAGGGACCATTACGAGCAGAATGTCCATTACAACAATCTGATCAATCAACTCTCGCCCATTGCCAGGGAAATTAGCACCCGGTGTCGCCAGAGTTCCATCCGCCGGAACTGGCTCCGCCAAGTGGAGCGGCAGCAGGATCAGGTGCGCCGGGACTTGGAAATCATCAAGCAGGGGTCTCTGAGCGCATCCGAGCGTAAGCTAATTGCTTCCCAGATTCAGCAGACTCTTGACTCTATTGAGAAGGCGTTAACAAAAGAAGTTTTAAAGGTGGATGCTCCCGCAGTGCTGCCAGTGTTGGCTAAATTGCGACGTGACTTTGGAAAAATCAACTCTGTCAATTACCGGGCTAAGGTTCTGGCCAGTCTTGCACCTGTCCAGCGCAATGCTTTTGAACAAGCCTTCGCATTGGTATATGAGTGTTCGACCGATAAGGCAGGCGCGAAGCTCCTTGTAGATCGTATGCTGGTGCACCTATCACGGAAGCTGAAGGAGAGTTGCGCTGCCCAATGTGCCCCTGCTGCGAATTAAAGCACCCGAGAACAGTCAAGAGTATTTTTGAGCAGGTGGATATGCTGGAGTCAGGCGAGAAATGGCAACTCTATGACCAAGATGACGATCTTTGGGTCTGCGCTGGTGGGTGCACCAGAGAGGCGCGACATGCATAGGGGAAACCAGGTATTAAAGACGTTGTGCCTGTATTCCCACGGATTCCCGCCAAACACACACGAGAAGAGAAATTGACGCTCGTGCTGTCTGCCCTGCAGCAACAGCAGCCACTGACGTTCGCACAGTTAAAAGAACTTACCGGACTGAGTAATGGTCCGCTGGAGAGAGTGCTGAAGCATACTGCCGGCATTGACCGTGAACAGGTCTCGATCTTTCCGCGCCAGTTTTTGTACTTTTTGAAGTAACTCCAAAAACCATATCGCCCCATTCCTGGTTTGAAGATCTCATTCGAAGGAGAGCCGGGAATGGGGCAATTTGGTTTTTAAACTCGCCGTGGATGGAATCGCGATTCGAAGAGTGAGTGTTTCGACCGCTGGCGGCATTGCTGCTCGCCACATCCCTGACGCTTTTTGGATTGCCGATGTAACCAGACTCCAAAATCCGGTTACATCACCACTCAAAGAATACGCAGCAACTATCTTCTTCCGTTATTGAAACGGCCTCTGCATATCAGCCGCTAGCCCATTAGCAACAACACACTATGTTTACAGCACACAACAGATTGTGCCTTGCATATCAGCCCGTTCTGTTGTGGTGTTCCTACCTTTACAAAATTTAACCCGCTTGAATTTTCGGAATTCCAAAAAGTCGAAGATTAAACAGTATGCACGTTTTTCGGTGGCCACCGGGAGTGCAAATCCAATTGAAGTGAGGTCAGCATGGAAGAAGCATTCGGGAACACTGAGACGGATGAACTGGTGCAGGTCTTTCTCGAAATTTGTTCCGGCAAGAACTGGAACAGCGTAGTCGAAGCGGCTGGAACGATCTTAGTCGGTGTGATGGCGCAATCCGTTTACGAAGGCGTCACCACCGTGGCGGCGTCTGACGCAATCATTGAGGCACTCAAGCCAATGGTCACCGCGAAGCTGCGGGAAGCATACGGAGTAGGCGACAGGGTGCACTGAGTTTCTCCGGGCAAAGTTCGACAATGAAAAACTCTGTTGCTGTCTGAGTATTAGTGAGAACACGCGTCTGGCGAAGACACGCAATCAAAATTGAAGTTGCACCAAAGAGTGGACTGAGATTCCCTCTCTTCCTTCGCCGGACGATGAATCTCAGTCCATTTCTTTTGACCCGTGGAGGAGTAATGCAAGAACACACACCAAATCGAGTTCCTGGCCACTGTGGCAAGGACACCAAACGTTTCGTCAGCTTTCCCCATTACAAAGCAGCAATTGATCGTCGCAGGCGTTTCTGCGGCACTCTGGTCCGCAGAGGTTTCTGGCAGTGTGAACTGTGCGCTGCAAAGCCGAAAATCCAGCCGCAGTTCGAGCGCAAGTGGGGGTTCTGATGTCCTACAAAGACCTCCAGTTTGTTGCCGAAAACCTCAACTCCTGCAAGCAAGACGACTACACCAGTACGACCGTTGCCGTGTTCCTCGTAGTGGCGCACTGGACTAATCACAAGAGCGGCCTCTGCTGGCTCTCTCACAGGAACATCGGGCAGTTGGCCTGTTGCTCACCACGGGCTGTTCGATACGCCCTCGGAAAGCTCCAGCGGGACGGCTGGCTCGTTCCGGCAGGATATTCCCAACTTGGCACAGCCCAGTTCCGCCTGAACCGCAAGAAGATCGAAGAGGCAAAGGTTGCGGGGGAGCAACTATTGCCTGGGGAGGCAACTATTGCCGGGGGTCAGGCAAATATTGCAAGGGAGGAACGGCAACTATTGCCAACAAAGACCCAGGCAAATATTGCCGGAGGGTCAGGCAAAGATTGCCAACAATATCTAGGAATTCCTAAGGAGATAGGAATAAGTCATCCAGAGGAATTGATACACGCTTTGGATCATTCGGAGAGTGGAGCGGAGAAACCAGGCTTTTCGTCCGGCTCCCGAGCCATTTGTAACGTTTGCAGCACCAAGCTGAATGAGTTTGGAGAATGCCCGGCCTGCGATCAAGACGGCCTCGAATAAGGAGACACCATGTTCATCTTGAAACCATTTCTGTTCTTTCGCGACCCGGATTCCGGCAAAGAGATTCCGATTCGCGTCTTGGATGCGAGCAAGCCCGAGGATGCGCGGCTCATTCGCAAGTATTCCATTCCGGAGCCACAGTCATGAACGGTACCAGCACACTTCACTTTGCTGAGGTCGCTCCGCCACCAGCACAGACGGCTCGACCGCGAATCATCATTGTGCGTAGGCCGGCAGTGCAGCCAGTCGCGGCTCCAGTGCCGCAGCCGGAAAGCATTCAAGAGCATTTCGAGCAGTTTCACCAGAAGCATCCCGAGGTCTATCAGGAACTGGTGCGGCTGGCCCGGTTCGCGAAGTCCAAAGGCTTTGAGAAGATCGGCATCGCCCTGCTATGGGAGCGGCTCCGCTGGTATGTCATGGTGGAACGGCATGGCGAAGATTTCAAACTCTCTAACAACTATCGTTCGCGCTATGCGCGGCTGATCATGGAGCGGGAAGCAGACCTGCGTGGATTCTTTACCACCAGAGAATTGAGGACAGCATGAAGAAATTTACTGTGATCTGCCGTGGTCCGAATACCGAGTGTGGCCGCAAGCTGTACTGTGGTCACCGCTTTAAGAGCAAGAAGAATCCGAGGGTGAGCCGGGTGCGCTGTCCGAAGTGCGGCTGGTTATCAGACTAGATAGCAAGCTCCTGATTCGGCTTGAAAAATATTTGTGCCGAATGTGTAACCACTGGAGCATGATCTCGATTCGGAGAAGGTGAGATGAAAAACCGCAAAGGTGTTACCAGCAAACAGACGAACGCACCCGGTAAGCTGTTTGTCTTGAGTGAGCAGGAATGGAATGAACGCAAGAACACCGTGTTGTCAGATCGCGCACCGACCGCGAGCTTGCCGAATGTGGATATCAGTGAGGGCGACATTGAGGAGCCGCTGGACTTTTTGAAATGAGTTGCCGAGGGAGGAGTGCTGGCACGACTCCTCCCATTCGGTTCGGTGAGGTCTTGTCTTACTAATGAACCATATTGGTAAGTTCCTTTGCAAGCTTACTGGGAACAATCGCAAACTGCTGTTGTGGATGGAGCGTATGTGCAGTTGGCGTGTCTGACGGTTGATCAGCAGCAACCACCGTCCCCGCAGGTTGAACGGGAGTCCGCGATGCGTCAATCGCTGCTCGTACCACATCCATTTTTGGCGGATTTGCTCCTAGCGCAACAATAATTTTGTCTTCCACAGTGCTGTAATCTTTTACATATTGATCGCGATCGCCTGATGTGTAGTCGTCATCAGATTGCAACAACGTCAGTGCTTGTTGTGCACGTGCTTTGAAAGAGTCCACACCCACAATGCCTTGATAAGTGTCATTAAGAAGCCTATCCCACGTTTTGTACCAGTTTGAACCTGGGAAGTCTGTGCGTCGTGGAATTCTTCTTACCTTGAAAAGAATCCATACACCGCCACCCCTGAGTACACTGCCGCCAGATTTCCAATGCAATTCACCGCTGTCAACGTATAAGTCGCCGTCGTGAGGATTGTCGGGACCAGCATACTGGACCAAATATCCTTCGCGTAAATCATACCTGTCATATTGCGAGCCAGCGGGATGAAGCCGAGAAGGGCTTTCGTTGAGCCATGGGGTATTCGCTTGTCCAAATGCCGTATAGGCCTGATTCGCAAAATCAACTGCGAGTCCGACATAAGGCATCGCAGCGGAAGCATAGTTTGTCAATTCTGGTTTTTGAGCTGTTGAGGTCGCAAGGGAGAGGATTTTCTTCAGGCCGTCACTTGCATCAGACCTGTAAATCGAACTTTGTATGGTAACACCCTGTCCATTATTTGGCACAAAGTTTGCCAACGCCACACCATTGGCACCCACATGGCAACCGTTTCCGACACGATCTTTATACACCGGAACTTTGATCACGCCGCTGCTTCCAATTGCAATATCCACTTCGAAGGAAATCAGCTTGTTATGCCAGAAAGAGTCTGGCTTGTCTGCACAAACCGATTCGATGGAGAGATCATAGTATTCCTTCCCGGAAATCGGGGTGCCCGGAGTGCAAGAGGCACTCGACGAACACGGAACTACGTCCACAGTGTTCTGAGCAAGGGAAATGCTGCTCATTAGACCAAGCATGAGCAGTAAGCGAAGCACACTACGGCAACAATGCATAAACGCTCCTGGAAGATTGTTAAATTGGCTAGGGGGATTTCGAAACGATACACCAGCATACCGCTCGTTTGCAAGACTATCCTGCCTCCCACCTATACAACGAGATTCCGGGAGTTTTCCCTTTATCTATGAAATGTCCTCTTTATATGACATTTCTTAAACTTCCTGCCTCAATAGTGTATGAGTGCTCAGAACGAACATCCCAAAGCGGTACAGGACATCCTCGACAAGCTGGACGCAATAGTCCAAGAACTGAAATCTCAGCGTGAGCACAACCCGGTCGCTACCACTGCTGCTAAGCGTGAGCGGCAACCGAGATGCTAAAGCCGTTGCATGAGTGCAACGCTCCAGGCTGCCGGGTACCTGGTCTATGGTGACTTCAGCAAGTACATCTTCCGCCGTGTCGGAACCATGAGCGTGTTCCGCTTCAACGAACTGTTCATGTCGAACCTGCAACAGGGCTTCCAGGCCTACCAGCGCATCGCTGGCAAGTGCTTGCAGCCTGCTGCATTCGCGACTCTTACGGCTGCTGCCAGCTAATCGCTGGAGTACCGCAACCTCTGAGAGCCTGGGTGAAACTGCCCAGGCTCTTCGACTTTCTAGCTCTTTAGTGGGAGCGCATTCTTAATGAACATCCGACCTGTCGAAACTCCGGGAACGCTGCCAATTGACCTTGATTTGGCTAAGAAATTCTGCCGAGCAAATGGAAACGATGACGATGTGGTCAGTCTGGCCATGGGTGCAGCCGTTTCGTATGCCGAGCGAGAGACAGGACTCGCACTGACATCTCGCAAGTATGTTGCCACGCTCGACCAGTTCCCACAGTTCCCGTTTGCAGGAAACACTTTTTATCCGCTGTTCGCTAACTTTCCGTTCCTGGCCGGCAGTGGCCCGGTGATGAATTATCCGACTGTGAGTCCGCTCCAAGAAAGCGACCGACTGCCGTTCACTATCTATTTGAAGCCGACTCCGGTCACTGCAATAGAAAAGATCACTTACATTGATCTCCAGGGCAACTCCGCAACGTTGCTCCCCGGCACGGACTTCACCGTTGACCTTATCAGCGAACCTGCGCGGGTGAATCCGCTTCCCGGTGGACGCTGGCCACAAGGTCTGATTGGCATCAGCTATGTCGAGATTTATTTCACCGCAGGGTACGCGGCTGATCCCACAGCCACAGAGGACGTAATCATCTCCGCTGGCTCACCTGCAAAGCAGAACACCGAGTTCAAGTTTGCCAACGGCATTCCTCTGGACTTGAAACAGGCACTTCTGATTTTGACAAACGAGTTTTACTGCAACCGCGAACTGAATGTTCAGGGTTCAGTGGGCCGTGTTCCTCAGGTGGATGACATTCTCTCCCTCTACAAGAAGCACGACTTCCGAGTGGATCAGTAAGGAGTAATCGTTGTTACCACGCAGCCTCAGCACAGGTGTCTCTCGCGTTCCCGCTGGAGCGATGCGCCACACGATTGACCTTTTGCAGCCGAACACTCAGCGCGATTCAAACAGTGAGTTTCTGTACCCGGTCGTCTTCGCAACCTGTTGGGCTTCTATTCAGGCACTCGCGTCGAAGTACACCGAGAAACAGGAACAAGTCGTTACAGAGGCCACCCACAAGGTGGTGATCCAGTACCGCTCTGGCGTTACTTCCGCAATGAAAGTGCGGTTCGAAGGTCGCATATTCGACATTCAAGCTGTGCTCGATCCAGACGAAACACACGATCAGCTTTGGCTGATGTGCTACGAGCGGAGCGGGTAATGAGCGAAGACGTTACTTGCACGATTGACGGCCTGGACGAGCTTGAGCAGAAGCTGAACGAGTTGGCTCCAGCCGCAGCAAAGAGAGCTGTTCGTAGGAGCGTCCGAGAAGGTCTCAAGGTGTTTCAAACTGCCATTGAGGAGAAAGCTCCGCGTGATACGGGCCATCTCGCTGAAAGCATCAACATCGGCACCAAGACCACAGGCGGAGATGGTGAGGACACAACGGGAGGGATTCTCGGTGTGGTCGGGCCAGCGAAGGATGCTTTCTACGCTCTGTTTCAAGAATTCGGTACGAAGCACCAGCACGCACAACCCTTCATCACTCCGGCTTACGAGGAAAACAAGGACGTCGTGTTGCAAGTATTCAGAAACACATTGAACGAGGAACTAGAAGGGCTGAAGGAATAATGCTCGAAAACGACATCACGAAGTTGCTCTTAACGGACTCTGGCGTCCAGGCTGCCATGAGTAACGCCTCGAACGTTTACATGGGAGCCATTCCCAAGGGCCAGCCCGACACTCCTGCTGTGGTGCTCCGCGTCAACTTTAACGAAACTTTCAACACGGCTGGCGGGCCAGTCAATCTCAAACGCAAGCGGCTCCAGTTCGACAGCTATTCAAAAAGGTACACGGACACGGTCACCATTTCGGCTGCAATCCGTACTCTGCTGGCGAGTATGAGCGCGGCTGTAACTGATCTCGACTCGACAACTGTGTACGGCATTCTGCTGCAGAACGAGATGGATTTACCCGAGGAGCCGGGTGATAGCGGCTATGTGCTCCGCAGAACCTTTTTAGCCGATTTCTTCTACGCCGAATAACTGGACTTTCTCTCCTCTTTATAGAGGAGCAGTGCAACAGATATGAGCAACGTAACAGCAACTGTTTTTACTTACCTCGGCGGTCTGTTCCAGCTTGGCAACGGAGCCAGCCCCGAAGTCTTCACCACGATTACGCAGGTGGACTCGGTTGATTTCTCCGGCGAAAAGCGGGACACGCAAAAGGTGACTACGGCTGACAACACAGACGCCATTGATCGCTTTGTTGGAACGACCAAAGACCCAGGCGAGTGCTCGGTGGAACTTTTCTGGAACCCAGGCGACACGACTCACCAGTCCTTGCAGACCGCAAACGACGGTGCGACGCACAACTTCAAGCGAACGATCGGAAGTCACACAAGGTCGTTTGCCGGGATCATTCAGGGCATCAACTTCAAAGAGCAAATTGACAAACCAACTAAGGCCACGATGAAGATCAAGATCAGCGGGCCGATTACGGAAAGCTAACCAGCACACCGCTCCTCTCTCCTACCAGTATTTGACGAAGAGGGATGACCCAACATCCCTCTTCAGCAGGAAACAAATCACATGGAAAAAATCACTGAATTTCGGGCAAAGGTTATGCCCACTTTCAAGTTTGTGGTTGATGACCGCGAGTTCAAGCTCGTCCTCGACTATAACGCCATTGCGAAGATCGAATCTGAATTGACACGCGACATGCGGCAGTGGAGCGACTGGACAGTTAAAAGCGAGAAGAATCCAGACGGCCTCACTGGCTCAGACATCTCGTTCATCTGCTGGGCTTGCTTTGACAGATTTCATCCTGAAGTCACATTGCGCGAAGTGCGCCAGTGGCTCACCCCGACTGACATTGACCACATTTGGCTGACGCTAATTGAAATGTGCTTCCCCGGCATTACTGAGGCGATTGAACAGGCCGCGAAGTTGAAAGCAGCGGAGGGTGGTGCCTCGGGGGAAAACCAGCCAGCCGTTCAAGGACGACCCTCGGAGAGTCACCCGTAACTCTTCAGGACATTTGGGCCATCGGGCAATACCACTTTGGTCTGGATGTGGAACAGGTTGGCCGTCTGACTCCGAGCATGTTTGCAGCTTTGTGCAAACAGCGGAACGAGGAATTCAAGCGGCAACTCTGGCTTCAGTACGTAGTCGTGGCCGGCATATTCAACGCGCAGCGCACGGACAACGACCAGCACTGGTTCACGCCTTGGGATTTCATGCCCAGGGAAGACTACGACCCGGAACGGGAAAAGATCATTGCAACGCTGAAGGCGTTAATGCGGGAGAGGCCGCTCAATTCGTCTCAGTTGGTTGCTTTCCGTGATGAGTGGACAAAGACGCTAGCTGAAAAAGGCAGAACGGATGTCACGCAAATCATGGATGCAGTTTTCAAGGGAGTAACGCTCGAATGAGTGTTGATGTAGCCACATTACAGGTCAATTTGACAGCGGGAACGGCAACGTTCACCGGGCCACTTAACAAGGCTGGTCAGGAAGCGAAGAATGCTGCCCGCAACATTCAGGACAGCCTGAATGACGTTGACCTTCGTGAAGCTCGCGGCACTATCGGCTTGCTCGGTGAAGACATCGGTATTCATCTCCCGCGTCACGTTCAAACCTTCATTGCTGAGCTTCCCGGTGTTGGTGTTGCGTTGCAAGCCGCTTTCCCAGTGCTAGCTGTTGTCGCAATCGGTGTCGCTATTTTCGAGGCGACAGAGAAGCTTAAGAAGCACGAGGAAGAAGTCGAAAAAGCCAAGACACAAATGACTGACCTCACCATTGCCACTGGCAGGCATGCTGAGGCACTGGAAATCTCCCGGCTCAAGATCGAGGATCATATTCGTGCCCTCACCGGACAGCCAGCAAGGAACGGGATTGAGATTGCCCTCAAAGAAGCAAAGAAGGCCGCAGACGAACTCGCGGATTCAATCCAGAAGGACATCAACAAAGAAGCTGAACTGCTGAAGACCCAAGTCCAAGGTGGCTTTAGCAAATACCTCAGTGGCCCCAACGCGTCTCAGGACATGATTGCGGGCTATCTCGAATATGCCCACAAGCGGGAGAAGCTCAGTCAGGAAATTGCTCTCGCTGAGACAGACGCCAACAAGCAAGGACTACAGCAGCAGTTAAAGGACTTGGATAAGAACTGGTCGGACAGAGTCACCTTTGAACTTGGCAAGACACGGGACAAACTCAAGAATCCCGAAAAGATGAGCGTCTCCACGGACTTCGGCACCGAGGAAGTGGATGTTGTTCCTAAAGAGCAACTGCAAGACAAAGAAGAATTGCTCATCAACTTGGCTCTGCTGAATAAGAACTTGCAGCAGCAGGAGGTCGAAGGGGCAAAGATCGCAACTGGCCAAAAGAAGGTCGCGGGACTCGAGGATTTACAAAACACGATCACTCGGCTGGACAAGCAATGGGCTGAAACCAAGAAAGTCCTCGACGCACAAACAAAAGAAACTATCGCGGCATACGAGCTACAGAAAACACAAGGCCAAATAACTGAGGAACAGTTCACCACTCTGAAGCAGGCCGCTCTCGACAAACAATATCAAGCCGAAATCAATCACTTCGAGAAGATCAAAGCGTTGCAGGCAGGACACCCGGCTCTGGTGAAACAGATTCAGGCCGAAGAGGATGTTCTAACTGCCAACCACAACGCACAGATCATTGAGGGCTTCACGAAAACTCTTGAAGCACAGAAGAAAGGCCTTCAGGAACTGGACAAGCTCAACCAAGAGTTTTACCAGAAGCAGGAGCAAGAGCAGACGAAGGCCACAAACGCAGCCATTAAAGCTATTGCCGATAAGAACAAGGCCTGGTTGGCAGACATGGCCCTCATTCAGGGTGAGGGTAACCGCCACATAGCGCAGATTGACCACGAGATTGCAAATCTCCAACGGCTGATAGCGCAATACCACCTAGAGGGCAATGCGGCTGCCTCTGTCTATGCCCGTATTCACCAACTCTCTGTGCAACGTCAGAAGGATTTGGATGAAGAGATGAGGCGCAGTGGCAAGTTGGGACAGGTATTCCACGCCACGATGGACGAAATGATCCGCGACGGCCAGCAGTGGCAACTCAAAGTGGCCAACACTTTCAAGCAGAGCGTGGACGAGATGAACCGCTCTTTCGCGTCATTCGTCACTACTGGCAAATTCAATTGGCAGCAATTGGCCAGTGGAGCAATCGAGCAAATCATCGAGATCGGTTTGCAGTGGGTCGAGTCGCACATCTTGATGATGGCGATGAACAAGATCTTCGGTGCTGAGAAAGGTGCGCAGAACGTCGCCCAGGCTACCTCTAACGTCGCTGTCGCTGGCACCGAAGCACTGGCTTCCGTGCCATGGCCGCTCAATATCGCGGCTGCTGCCGAAACCGAAGCGTTAGGTGCCGGTCTGATTGGCGAGGCCAGTGTTGGCTTCTATTCACGTGGGGGCATCGTGCCGGATGACATGCCTGCTTTCCTTCACAAAAAAGAAATGGTGCTCCCGGCCCACGTTGCACAGCACGTGATTCACAGTGTCTCCGGTGGAGGCTCGAACGGGCAGGCGCAGTCCGTCCATTACAACCCGGTAATTATGGGTAACGCTGACGAAGCGAAGTTACACGCACATTTCGAGCGGTGGGCAAGAGCACAAGCACGGAAGAGAGGACACAGATTTAACTAATGGCAACCGTCGTAATCAGTCCCGCGTGGAAGATGAAGAAGACTCCACGTTTCAACACGACAGCGCAAGAAACCGCTGCTCTGCAAGGGAGTGTGTACGTTGCCAATGCTGTTTACCCGGCATGGGACTTCACCTTTGAAATTCCTTTGCTGGAGGGGCGCATTGATGACCCGAACTCCACCATCGCTCAACTCTTGGGGCTTTATATGGCCGCGAAAGGCAGAGCGGGTGTGTTCCTGTTCTCCGACCCAAGGGATAACACAGTAACGAATTATCAGTTCGGAGCTGGTGACGGAACCTCTCAGGCATTCCAGCTTGTACGTCCTATCGGAAACGCTCAAGACATCGTGCAGAACGTGAATGGCACTCCCACGATCTACATCAACGGCATCCCGACCACGGCTTACTCGCTTGATTCAAAGGGAGTGGTCACTTTCAACACGCCTCCGGCCTCCAGTGCTGCCCTCAGTTGGACTGGCACTTTCTATTTCATGTTGAAGTTCAAGCAAGACTCACTCGCTGACTTGGAACTCTTCTTCGAGGGGAAATGGAGTATTTCGACTTTGGAGTTTGAGTCGTACCTCAGATAACTGTATGTCGCTCACGGATTTTGTTCTCAACAATTCGGGCTGGTTTGAAGCTGATTGCATCACCATCACGCTGCCTAATGGCTCCGTGTTGCGCGTGACCAATCACCAGAACGATCTCGTGATCGGCGGGCAAAAGTATTACGCCTCCAAGTATGGCAAGTGGGCGAGAGGCAGCATCACGTATGAGCGCAACGCGGTCACTGAAACCGAATTGAAGATGACCTGTGATCCCACAGTGCTGTTCCCCAACTCCGTTTCAACTCCCATGTTTCAGCGGTCAAAGCTGTTCATGCGTTCAACGGTGCAGATCATCACCGCAACCCTCGACCTGAAAGAAGTGGTGCAAGGGACAACGACAATTTTCGCGGGCTATATCACCAGCCCCTCGATTGAGTCCTCCCTCGTGACGTTCAAGTGCAGTGATCCTTCGTACTTGATGCAAGCGGCTTGGCCGAAGCGGGTGATATGTGCAGGCTGCCCGTTCACGGTGTTTGACAATAACTGCTCCCTAAACCGGAGTTCCTTTGCTATGACGAGGACAGTCCTCAGTGGTAGCACACAGACCAGCCTTGTTGTATCGGCACTCGGCTCGGTTGGCAATGATCCGCTGCCATACGCAAAGGGTTACATCGTGCCCACATCCGGTGAGGCGCAAGGGTGGTCAATCGGAGTGATAACGCAACCAGACAGCACACATCTGTCGCTTGCTCCGTTTGATCTGCCAATCAAAGTGGGCGATACGTTCACGCTTTACCCAGGCTGCGACGGAAAGCAGACCACGTGTGACCAGAAATTTAACAACCTCACCAACTTCGGTGGATTTCCGCAGGTTCCGGGTCCAGAAACCGCGTTGCAGGGAGGCTAAGGATGATTAGCAAAGAAACGCGCGACAACATCATTGCTGAAGCCAAGACCTGGCTTGGCACTCCCTACCATCCCGGTGGAAGGGTCAAGGGAGCCGGATGCGACTGCGCAACCTTCATTGCTGAGGTCTGCATTGCACTCGGCCTGGTACCGAACATTGACATCCCCACCGAATCAGCAGCGCACTTTCTCGAAACGGGAAATCCGATTTATTTGGAGACAGTGCTCAAGTATGCGGAGGAGATTCCCGAGCCTGAGTTACAGCCGGGTGATCTGGTGATGTACAAGCGGCGCAGATGGCCAATCTTCACGCATGGCGCGATTGTCGTGAACTGGCCAACAGCCGTGCTCCACGCTATTCAACAACATGGAGTGGTTATGAACGACGGCACTCAAGGCGAGTTTCGCACTTGGGAAAGAAAGGCATTTCGACTGAAGAAGTAACAATGGGACTTTTTGGACACAAGACGAAGGCACCAGCGGCGGCCACAAACACGCAGGAGTTCAATGGTATCCAGTTGAATAAAGCCGCGTATGGGGACGTGATTCCTGTCCTCATTGGAGCCAATCGTGTGCCAATGAAAATCATTTGGGCAGGCGATTGGACGGATACTGTTACCACCACACCGGGCCAGCACGTGGGCAAAGGCGGTGGTGGAAGCACCACTCCGGGAACAACCACGCACTCTTATTCAGAGTCCATCCAAGCTCTGCTCGGTTATGGCCCTGCGGATCGCATTGACAGCTTCTGGACTTCGAGCGGAAAAGTCGGAGTTTCGCAAATCAGCACGGACTTCACAATTCCGACTGGTGGTGGACACTTCGACATCGTTGACCCGAACTTCTCCGGTGATTACGGTGTTGGTCAGCACAAGAATTACAGCCAAGTCGTTAACGACTTCGGCTCTCCCGGCTCTCAAACGCTGTCGGGAACTTACCTCTCGTCTTTCACCAGAGGCACAAGCCCTTCTTCAGGAGTGTATGTCGTCAGCACTCCTTCAGCGGGAGTTACGCGCTACACCTTCGCTGCCGCAGACGCGGGCAAGACCGTAAACATCAGCTACACAACTTACTTAGGCACTCTGTATTCGTCGGAAGAAACGCTCGTGCCTTCGACGGCAGGCCACACGTGGTCTGTACCGAATCCTTCCACATTCTTAGGGCCGAACTCCGCAACCCAAGTTATTGATCAAGGAACAGGAAACGCCTTCGCGCTGGTGTCCGGTACTCCCGGCCCTGGCCAGTTCTCGGTAACAACGACTGGAACTTTCACCTTCAACTCCGCGGACGTGGGGAAGATCGTCCTTATCAAGTGGCAGTCCAAAGACACGACTGTTGATGCCGCTAACGCTACGGTGAACTTCGATCTCACAAGTGGTGTCCCAGGACAGCAGCCGTGGTCTTACCTCACTTCCAGACACCCTGAGGCTGCGCTCAGTTATAGCAACATCGCTCTGTGGGATTTTCCATCCCTGCATTTGGGTTCTTCCAACTCAGTCCCTCAACTGACCGCTGAAGCCGTCCACACGAAATACATGGCTGGTTCAGGCATCGCCGGAGCTAACCCGGCTGTCGTAATTACCGCCATCCTGACCGACCCGGTGTGGGGAGTTGGAATGGACCCGAGTCTGCTCGGTGATTGGGTAACGGCTCCGAGTTCTGCATACAACTTCTGGCAAGCAAACGGATTCTTCATCTCGCTCAATCAGGACACGCAGTCCACGGCAATGGACGTCATCAATCAGATTCTTGATGCTGGTCAAGCCGTGATGTTTTGGGATCAGGGAAAGCTCCAACTCGCGGTGTATGGTGACACTTCTTGTGCTGGCTTTGGAGCCATCTTCCAGCCGGACACTCAGCCCGTTGTCGAGTTCAGCGTTGACGACTTTGTTGCGGCTGGTGGGTCGGAGCCGATCAAAGTCGAGACTGAGCCACAGAACCACGTGTTCAACCGCGTCAAGGTTGAATGGAAGAATGCACTGGTTGACTATCGGACGGAAGTCATCACCGAAGAGGATGCGGCCTCGATTGCACAGAACGGCCTTCACGAAGAGGGCCAGCAGTCCTGGCAGTTCATTCGCTACGTTAACATCGCGCAGTGGGCAGCCAATCTTCGGCTGAAAAGATTTACCAACATCCGCGATACCTACACGTGGACAGTCCCGACCCGCTATCGTCACATGCTCCGGCTGATGAAGCTCGTGACGGTTTCCTGGGATCACATGGGCTGGAATCAAAAGCCTCTGCGCATCATCAAGATTGAGGAGTCTCATGCGGGACTCGCGCTGACGCTGGAAGAGTTTCCTTACGGAGCATCACAGCCGACACTTTACCCGAAGCTGACAGCGCAGGCAGAGAATAACAATCCTGCTTTGATCAGTCCCGGCGACACGGCTCTTGTCGCTCTGGAAATTCCAGATCAGATGAATGATTACACGGGTCGCATCGTGCGCGTCTATGCAGACCCGACCACTCCCGACAATTGGGGTGGAGCGGAAATCTATGTCAGCGGTGACAACAGCAACTTTGTTCGTCTTGGTGAAATCACCAGCCCTGTAATGATGGGAACCCTCGGCGGTTCTGGCATGACCGCTGGAACGGGTGATCCTGATACGCAAAGCATCACCGTTGTGGACACAAACGATGTGCCCCTCCTTCCTGCAAGCACATACGATTTCAACAATCAGCTTGCACTGCTAGCAATTGTGGATGTCAGTGGCTCGTATGAAATCGTGGCGTACAAGAACGCCACTCTGACCGGAGCCAACACATATTCGGTTGACACATTCCACCGTGGGTTGTTCGGGACCACGAGAGCGGCTCATTCTGCCGGAGCTAACATCATTCAGCTTGGTGAGGCGTTCTTGGAGTTTCAGTATCAGCCTTCGCAAGATGGCGAGACTGTTTACTTCAGGGCGACCTCCTACAACAAGCTGATGGGCAGGCTGCAAAACATCACAGATGTGGCCTCGCTCAGTGTGACTTTGAGCGGAGCCAATCCCGGCCTATTCACCAATGGCCAGCTTAACGTCACTCAGTCCGCTTCCAAGATCAAGTACAGCACCAGCGTCACCGTGGAATCGCTACGGCCTGCTGAAGCTGGTGCTGAGCAGACCACGGGTAAAGACATCGGCATTCTTGCTGACGGCGTGAACTTCCAGCGAACCCGGACTGGCATCACCTTGTCACCGGACAATCCATACAACGGAGACTTCGAGGTTTTCGCGGACTCTCAGGTTGTCGCTGACGGCTGGACGAAAGACTTTGAGGTATTCGGCTCCGGCTACTCCTACGCTCGGAGCGGCACTGCCTTCTCTGGTAGCTATGCCCAGGCGATTACAAACAACGGCACAAGTGGCGGAGCCAGTGTTGCGTCTCGCCCCTTCTCCGTCAAGCCGAACGCGAAGTACACATTCCGTTGCAGAGTGCGGAGCAATGTTGCGAGTGCTGGCACTCTCTATTTCCGGGTGCTGTGGTACTCGAACGATACGGACATGAGCCGTTTGGGTTCTTCGCTTATCAGCTACAACGACATTGTGAGTGCAAGCGGTGTTTCTTCCGCGAACACTTACCAGCAATTGTCGGGTGAGCTTCAGGCTCCCTCAACTGCTGTGTTTGCTCGTATTGCCCTCTACAACTGGTCGGGTGCAGCTAACACAACCATCTTTGACCGCGTCTCAGCGCAACTGTCCACGCTCGATCTTGGAGCCGTGGATGACAACCCGGCTGGTGGTCGCTATGCAGGGCCAACTGCTGGCGGCATGACGGATGGATTCCAGATCTTGGTTAACCCTGACTTTGCTTCTGGAGATCACAGCCAATATGGCGTGTACGACAACAACGCAACCGGCCACGTGACACACAGCACCGTTGCGGACAGCACGGCTCCAAACGCGTCTGGTTACAGACTCCATCTCAACGTTGCTGGTGGAGGCGAGTCGCCAGGACTCGGAGGTTTCTATGTGGCCATTGGGCCAGACTCTGGCTCGTATGCGGTGAACACCTATCACAAAGGCGCAACGATCATCTGGAGAATCAGGGCGCGAATCCCGGCTGGTTACTCAATTCAGTTCGCCAGTAACGCTTTTGGCAATGAAGGAACATACGCGTGGCTCACTTCTCAGGCTGGCACGGGCGATTGGTTTGAGTACGTGATGAAACAGGTGATTGGTACCACAGGCACATTCTCTTCGACTGGCTTTTGGTATCTGAGCGGGACATTCAGTTCTGCGTTCACTTGGGACGTAGCGATGTGCTCAGGTGTGTGCATCTCTCTGCCTGCCTCAATTTCCGTTGACCAACATCCGAGAGTGCAATACTTCGACCGCTTCACGGGCAAGACTTCGGTTTCCACGGCCTTGAATCCGCAGGGTGCGATTGTGCCGGGAGTCGGGCTGCCTGTCACAGTGAACCTGTCCCCGACTTCGATTCAGGTCATCTCTTCAAACCAGACGCGCTGGTTTGGTGATGGCTCCACGATAACTGTGCTGGCAAGCAACACAACCTTTTCTAGTCTAACCAGCAGCACCACGTACTACCTCTACATGCGTTACAGCGTTAGCACGGGAGCCGTGTCTTACACGCACGGGACTGGAACGCCTCCCACATCCCCAAGCCAGCAATTAGCGGCTGAGATGGCCTTCGATGGTTACTCCGCTTTGGGAGTCCTTGTTGTCACGACACAGTCATCCGGTGGTGGTGGAGGCGGTGGCGGTGGGAGCGGTGACCCAGGTGGCACTTGTCCTGAAGGTGCAGAGCCAGTCGAAGTGCAAGGCCGTGGAGTGATCGCGGCTCGTGATGTTGAGATTGGCGACATGATTAAAGGCAACGACCTGAAGACCGGAGCCGAAAGATTCCGTCGCGTTAAGAATGTGGTCAAGAGAGCTTGCTCGACGTGGCGCATCGTGAACGGCCATCGCGTCACGCAGCGGGAGCCAGTGTGGATTGATGGCAAGTGGCAGCCTGCTTATCAGGTCGCACCGAATATTGATGTGTTCACCGGAGTTTCGGTCAGGATCACCGTGGATGCCGAAGAATACGACGACCACAACTACTGGCTGGTGGATGGAGAGCCGCTTTTGACGCACAACTTCATCCCGTATTGCTAAGGAGAAACCAGTGCTGAAAACCGTTTGGGTGCTGAGTCAGTTCTATAAAGACGATTCACTTCAGGTGCACGACCAAGAACAAGTGCATCCTGTCGCGCACGACTATGCAGAGGAGGATTTCTGCCCGGTCAGGCCGGGTGGCGGATTCGCAGACCAAGACGATTGGGCACTGGTGAGGCTCAAGACGGACACCGAGCGTATCAAGCTGCTGAAGCAAGACCCGCGCATCGTGTACTGTGGTACTCCCTGGGATTCACCACCACAGCGTTTGCTCGACGTTTACTCCTCCAAGTTGGCCGGGAGCACATACATAATGTTGGGACAGGTGCTGCTCAAACTCGCAGAGATCGAGCCGCTATACCATCCCGAGTAAACCAGACTTTCTAGCCCTTATTGAGTGCCCTTTCTATGGATGTACTGACATTTGGAAACATCAATCCCTCTCTGCCTCCAAGTTCCCGGCAGGTCGGAGATGGTTTTCTGTGGCGTGGCCCGTGGTCGTCTGCAACCGCTTACTCTGCATACGATGTGGTCAGCTACAACAATGTCGTGTATATCGCGCTGGTCGCCAACTCGAACGTGACGCCTGTGGATGGCGCGACTTGGCAAGTGATGATTGCGTCTCGGGATTACGCAATTGCGGTTTTCTCTCCGGGTTCGTTCAACTCGAATCAGGAAATCATCGGCATCAACGCGGTAATCGCTTTCAGCCTAGCGGTGAATTGCACAGGAAGCTACGCGTCTCTGGAAACGGCGTCCACGAGCACAGCGGTATTCAAGATTAAGAAGAACGGCACTCAGATTGGCACCATCACTTTTACAAGTAGCACGACAGGGGTGTTTGCAATGGCGTCGAGCCAGACTTTCAATCCCGGCGATTTGCTTGTGGTAAGTGCTCCAACGACCGTGGACGCAACTGCGTCGGGACTGTCAATCACGTTTGCGGGAACAAGGATTCTATAAGACGAGGTCAAAGATATGGGTTCAGTAACATCGGCAATCGCCACTTCATACAAAAAGGAAATTCTGCAGGGCACTCACCTTACCACAGACACCTACAAAATCCTGCTCATCAAGCCAAGTTGTAGCGGCACTTATGACGCAAGCATGACGAATGTGGGCACTCCGGGAACCGGCACTCCAAGCACGTCAAACGTGGGAACAGATGAAGCCTCAGGCACTGGTTACACTTCCGGTGGAGTGACCCTTACGGGATTCTCCGTCTCCAGTTCCGGGACCACGGCATGGCTGACCTTCAACAACGCTTCGTGGAGTTCTTCGACCATCTCAGCGATTGGCGCAATCATTTACAACAATGACGAAGGCGGAAAAGTTGTTGCTGTGCTGTCATTCGGCGGCACTGTGTCAGACACGAACGGCACTTTCACAATCACCATGCCGACCGCTGACGCGTCAAACGCCCTGATCCGTATAGCGTAAGGCAGGGCTGACGATGCCCGAGGACTTGCTTCCGATTTTGTATCAGCGCGTGGCGGACATGACGTCCGCCATTTGTGCGAGTGGGCGAGATGAATGCTCTCGCTTTTGTGGCAGGCAATACCGCTGCTGCGAGCACAAATACTGCGATCTGGCGGCCCGGTTTGCTCGCGAGAAGTATGGCATTGAGCTCCAGCCGACCGGCAATCCTGAATTACCTTTCATGGGAGAGGACGGCTGCACAATTCCGCCATACCTTCGTCCGATCTGCGCAATACATGTGTGCACGGTTTCATGGGCGGCAAAGTCCCACGTGGAGAACGACCCAGAGAAGTTCCGGCAATACATGAGTCTGCGCAAGCAGATTGGGGAAGAAGCTCAGCGGCAAGGGAAGGAGGCGGTGAACGATGTCGATTAGTCTGGTACAAAATACCTCCAACAACGTTCCCGGCAACCCGATGTCGCTGGCGTTCGGCAGCAACGTCACAGCAGGCAATCTTCTTATTGTGGGCGTGGGCAGCACCACCGGGGGTGCATCGAATAGCACCATAAGCCTATCCGATACTCTCGGCAATACATACACCAGTCTTGGTAAGGTCGAGGAGGGTGTCTTAAGTGCCAGCGGCGAAATCTTCTACTGCATAGCAAACAGCAGTGGCGCGAACACCGTCACCGCCACGTACAGCTCCGGCAGCGGCATCGCTCTGCACGTAGCAGAATTTTCCGGAGTGTCTGCCGTTGACCAAAATGCAGTAACCAACGACCAAACTGGTACTGCGGCAGATTCTGGTCCTGTAACAACTGCTTTTGCCGACGAACTCTTGTTAGGTTGGTTGATTGCCTCAGGTGCCCCGACCGCTGGGACGGGATGGACGCTGCTTAGCAGCCAAGGTGCCACGCTAAGGTCTGCACTCGAATATCAGATCGTATCGTCAACGGGCACCTACGACGCGACCTTTACCCTTGGTTCGGGAAAGGGCGGAACCCCTGTATGGGGTCTGCGTATTACCACCTTCTTCTCTGGAGCCAATGTTCAGGTCACGGGTGTTTCTTCCACTGCTCAGGTTGGCACTCCGACCGAGACAGGAACAGCCAACTTCACGCAGACCGGAGTTGCTGCAACAGCCCAGGTCGGTACGCTGCAACTCGGAGTAACTGCGACCTTCTCCGGCATTTCTTCAACGGCTGCTATTGGTAACGTGGCAACAAGGGGGGATGCCAATGCAAGTGGGAGTGCACCTGTCACCGCTTCTGTCGGTAACGTCACGTTCACGGGCACCGCTCAAATCCGCGTCACGGGTATCGCTTCGACAGCAGCCCTGGGACAACCAGTTCCAGCAGTGGCTATTCCAGTCACAGGCATTGGCGCGACTTCACACCTGGGCAGCTTTACTTGTAATCCCTCGACCGTCCTAACGGGATTGCTGACAACTTCCGCAACGGGAACGCTCAGTTTCCATACGACTGTGAATTACTCGCTCACTGGCATACAAGCACAGACGATAGTGGGCACTGCAGTCGCCGTGTGCAACTCCAAGCTCCCGACCATTGCATTCCTTGGATAAGCAAGACTTCCAGAATCATAGTAGAGGCTGCCACGACACATGCAACTACCCGCTCCACTTCTCAATGACCTAAATCAGAACCTGCTAACAGTAGGACTGGGCACTTTCATTCTCGTCTGTCTTTTTATGCTGCGGATAGGCTGGAAGGCCCACCGATTCGTTTCGAAGATGCAGGAGAGAAGCACCGCTTTTGATCTGGTCTGCACAGAAGTCCATGAAATGAAAACCAACCATCTGGCCCACATTGAGCAAAGTTCGGCGGAAGCCCTCGCGGTCGCGAAGGAACAGTTGGAGGCCACTAGAGGGCTGGCAAAGGCGATTACAGATGAGTTCCGGGAGATTCGCGGTTTGGTGATGCAGGTGAAGAACTAATGTTCAAGAAATTGAGAGATTTGGTCGGGTGGGGCAAGGATTGGTTCGACAAGGCCATGCATGAGCCGAATGTGAACAGCCGCTTGGTTTTCTTTGGCACGTTTGTTGTGACATCCCTCATCATGATTGCTCACACGGTCGTTTATTTGGCGTCCTCCAACAAAGACCCTAATTACGCCACGATTATGACCGTGCTCGGCGGATCGCACGGAGTCAACGGACTCGCACGTCTGATGACAAAGCGAAGTTCACCTGACGCTCCGGTGCAGGCCACTTCTGCTGTCACAGACGCTCCGCAGAACATTCCCACTGTCGCGGACGCGCAAAAGGGCTGACCCCTTCCAGCTATGATTCTGCACGATTCCTGAGGGTTAACGGCCAAGCCTCACCCCTATCCCACACGATCTACACGTAATAAAGTTCGTGTCAAATGTCACCAGTCGGGACATAACTTCTCTGTCTGAACCAGCGACGGAAAGTCGCTCGAAGACAAAAAGGAGAGAGAAGAAATGACACCGACAATGCAAAACTACCTGAAGCAAATCGAAAAGAAGTATGCGAAGAAACCCCGCGTGGCTTGGCTGCACCGTTGGGTGCTGGAAGCGTTCGCTGGTTACGCGAATCTCGCCTCTTACGAGAAAGCACTCAAGGCGAAGAAGTTGAGCAAGAACACGATCTATGCCCGCGTCAGCGTTGCTCGACGCTACCTCAAAGCCATCGGAAAATTGCCTCAGGCCGCTCTTGCGAAAGCAGCGTAGGCAATTTCCAGCAGTCGTCTCAGCCAGCCGGTCGGCTGGCTTTTTTGTTGCTTGTTTTTCAGGCCCGCATTTGGGCTTTGCGCCGACGCGTTTTTATTTCGTCAACGGCCATCTGAAGCAGATCAAGAGCGACAGGCTCACCAGAAGCCCCAGCACAGAGACATCTGCAAGCTTCAATCAGATAAACGAAGGCTCGATTGGTTTCGAAATTACTGACACCAATATGGAATTTTCGGGTGTTCTCTTCGGCAATGAATTTTTCGGCGTAGGCGGACGCTTCTTCGGCCAGCCGATTTGAATCTCTTAGTTCGCTCGGGGACAATTCAGTATTGCCCATTCCATCACCCGGTGCGTAGGGACGAAAATTTGCCCTCTCTGCCATTTGAAGATATGCTTCGCAAATTCGCTCGTGTTCAGGGTCATTACTTGCTGGCATCGTTGATCTCCTGCTCTGATTATAGTCCCATCCAAGTGTCTGAATATCAGCCACTCGCTGTTATGCAGAACCTGTCCAGTGCCAACATCTCTACCTGAAAAATAGTGCTCTCACTTTTTCGGAATTGGCTCGAAAGTCAGTAATGAATATGGGTGAGTACAACATTCCCACCTGAGGTAGAGCCGTTCGTCTCAGCAGAGAAAGCTGCTGCCTTTCTAGACGTGGCTCCGCGTTTCCTCTTGAACCTTGCACGCAAAGGCCACATCCCGGCCTACCCGCTCGGCTCCGGCCCGAGGAAAGTTTGGCGGTTCCGGCTCTCCGAAATAGCGCGTGTCCTAGCCGAACTTCGCGGCGATAATTCCACCCGGCAGTCTTCTGCGTTGAAGCCCAAGGAGAAATAACAAATGGGTCGCTTTCAACGTGGATGGCTAAAACTGGAACAAAGAAAGGCAGGACAGACCTGGGTGCTGCGCTACAACGTCAGCCGCGAGCGTGACGGCAAAATCGTGAGGGTGGAAAACAAGCTTCCTATTGGCTTGCTGAAAGACCTTCCGACCGAGCGTGACGTGTGGGCTGAAGTCGAGCGGCTGCACCTGAATCTCAACCAACCAGACTTCAAGGGTCGGGTCATGTTCGCTGACATTGCTCGCCACTACGAGGAGCACGAACTAGGTGAACAAACGGACTCAGTTGACCCGAAGTCTCACACAACCATTGCCGCGTACAAACGAGTCTTGCGTAACCGTTGCATTCCGCAATGGGGCAAGAAAGTCGCTCTGAGTCTGGAGCCAATGGACATTCAAAACTGGCTGCTGGCTCTGAGACGTGGTGGACTTGCCAATCCTACCGTGGACAAGACGCGCAGAGTAATGTCGCTCGTTTTCAAACACGCACAGCGTTACGGGCTGATTCCTCGAACGCATGAAGCAAACCCGATGATGTTCGTGCGGTGTAAGACGGTGAGCGACTACGAGGCAATGACGATTACCCCGGAGCAGGCGTTCAAGATCATGTTGAAGCTGCCTGAGCCGGAACGAGTGCTCACACTGTTGGCTGCTGCAACTGGACTCCGAATTTCCGAGTGTCTGGGATTGCAGTGGGCAGACGTAGATTTCGTGAACAAGGTGATCTACATAAGACGCACGTGGACATGCGGTCAAGTGGGAAAGCCGAAGTCGAAGGCGTCCAAGGCTTCAGTTCCTCTCCATGACTTGCTGGCAGACTTCCTGCTCGGCTGGAAACAACAGACACCTTACTCCGCAGGGACGGATTGGGTGTTCCCGAGTTTCAAGCTGAAGGGCAAGCAGCCACGTGTGGGGAATATGCTGGTGGAAGACTATCTCCGTCCAGCAGCGGTGGAAGTGGGTGTGCTGAAGGGCAAGATGGTGGATGGCAAACTCGTGGACGACGATCCTCGAAGGTTTGGCTTCCACAATTTCCGGCACTCCCTCGCCAGCTTCCTTGTGGCTCAGCAGCACGACCCGAAGACGGTACAGTCGCTGTTGCGTCACGCTGACGTGAAGACCACGCTGGGGATTTACGCTCACGCAAACAGTGAACAGAAGTTGGCTGCTCAGGGTCAGATGTTGAGAGCAATACTGGAGCAGCCGAGCACGGTGCAGTAAGTTAGAACGGGCTAGAAACGGGCTAGAGGGTTTTGGCGTTTTCCCGCTAAACCCTAGAAAAGAATGGTGGCCAGGGACGGAATCGAACCGCCGACGCCAGCCTTTTCAGGGCTGCGCTCTACCAACTGAGCTACCTGGCCAGACTTGGTTTGCTTGCACACGCGAGACTTCGGTGGGAATCAGT